CCGTGATCGAACCACACTCCCACTCAAAAAAAATTGTCTCATGCTTTCCCCCCAATATTCATTTTTAAGTCGGTATCACCCGAAACGTAAGTTGACCCGTTGTGAACATAAACGGTCTATCTGGAACCAATTCTTTCATCGACATTGCAAGCCCTTGTCCATCGTCGCCAGTTTTATCCAAGGTCACCGAGTAAACGGTCGATGGACTTGAAGTCTCGGGCGTAAAATCAAAAGGCCTTTGTTGAATCATCCACTGAATAAGCTGCGGCCAATAAGCCAAGACTTTTGCTTGCGCTTCGTTCTCAAATTCGACTTCGATAAATTGCATGATCGACCACGTGATGGCCTCTTTAATTCCTTTTGCAGAAATATTAACAGCACCAATATTTTTTAAAGTCGATGCGGGTGGCTTATAGTTTTTCCAATACCAGTCGGTTTGCAGCGCGGTGCCGGCCGAAATTGTTCCCTGATACGTTGTCGCGCCAGTTCGATCGGTGTGCGCAAACCCAATCAAATCGCGAACAGAGGCAGACGCCAAAGATCCTGACGAAAAAAGAAGCGACAAATAAGTCCCGCTTGTCGCAATCGAAACACGATTTTGTGTGCCCGATGAAAACGACCGATCGGCCGTTACCGTATAGGTGTTTGTCGGGTCTGAAAGATTCATTGCGGTTTGAATGGCTGCAATCAAACTCGTTAGCGAATAAAATCCAGTCGCAATCGATGCGTTGATTACCGACCCGCCAGACGAGTTTTTAAACGGGATATACTGGTTGTTGACCGTAACTTCGAAGCCATAAAGAAACAACGATTTTGATCTTAAAGCCATTACGGTTGCCCAATCTGTTTAAGTTGGAAGTCCGTTTGGTCTCCCGACTGACGGATAATGTCCATAAGCCTAGTTCGAGTTTGATCGGTTTCAAAGTAATTGCCCTGAATGTTAATCGACACGGTCTTTTTAGCTGCCTGTGTTGCGGCCGTTGTTTGAGCGCTTGAGTCAATAGTCGATGATGTATCGGCGGCCGATGCCGAAGCACCACCACCCCCGCCGGCCGATACACCACCCGATGAACCTGTTCCCATACTTTTTAAAGCGGCACCAAGCGCGATGAGCGCGCCACCGGCAGCGATTGCAACCGGGTTTGGCGGCCATAGCCCCATTAGGAGCATGATCTCACCTTGTTGCTCGGCAATGTCGCCGATTGCGCCAAAGAAAAAACCGCGCAAAGCATCGGCTGCGTTCTTAGATCCATTGCCCAAGGCAACAAAGGCGTCTTTTGCGTTTGAGCCGATCGCATTAAAGGCCGTGTGCCCAAACTTTGACATGTTGTTAAAGTTTTGCTTCGCGGCCTCGCCCTCGGATTTAAATGCGGCTGTGATACCTTTGACCGAGTTTTGATTCGCGAGCTCTAAGTTCTTAAGCGCATTGAGGCGCTCTTGATTTACCTTTCTCTCGTTTTCTAAGATTTGATTATTGGCCTTTTGATAAATGTCGACTCTGGCCTTTTCCATTTGCTGAGAGTCAGTAAGGCCTAAATCGATCATTTGTTTTCTTTTTTGCGCCCACTGAGCATCGGCTTGCGCTTGAATGGCCGTTGATTGCTGATGCACCATCATTTCGGCCGTATCGGCATCGGTCTCAGCTTTTAGGTCTGAATCAATGCGAGCTTTATGAAGCTTTGCCAGTTCCTCTTCGAACTTTTGGCGATCACGTAAAAGTTTTTCCGTATCAACGGATCCGCCACCTTTTTGCGCATCGGCCGATTGCTTTTCTAGCGCAATTTTCTTTTCAGTCTCGGAGTTGTTTTTCGCCAACTGCTGATTAACTTCTTCGAGCTCTTTTCTGGCTTTTGCGGCGGCCTCACCCATACCGAGTGCGGGATGAGCCTCGTAGTAAGTGATGATAGATTCTAGGCTCTTTTTGTGCTGTTCTAAAAGCTCATGATTGGCCTCAAGTTGTTGCGCTTGAGTTCCAAACCACGATTTGGCTTGCGTTGCGATTTTACCAAAAATGTCGGCTAATGCATTGATGCCGGCTTTAACCGCCGGACCAAACACGACGTCCCAAACGTGAAGCGCAACCTCGCCAATGTCATGCATGGCGTTTGAAATGCGCTTTAATCCATTGGTAGCCTGGAGAGAGTTTTCATCGATGTTTTTAAACTTTTCTTCACCCGCCTCAAGTGCTGCGTTCATAACGGCCAGGCGTTTGCCGGCATCGTCTAAATAATCACGCGAAACGCCCAATGATTTCGCATAAGCGTCTTGAGCTTTTGTGCTATCAACGACAAGACCATAATGCCTAAGCATTCTGGTGTTTCCGTTTTGAAGAGCCATTGAGAGATTGTTAAAGTTCTCAGTAATTGAGCCGCCAAAGACAACGGTCGCTTTTCTCGCGAGCTCCATAATCTCTGGAATACGATTGGCGTTATCGCCCATCATGATGATGGCTTTGTTGGCCGCTTCTAAAAGATCTGTGTCGTCGATTAGACCTTTTGTCGCAGTTAAGAGCTTTTCTTTTAATTCTGTGCCCGACAAACCAACCGATTTTGCCAGGGCCATAAATGAATTATTAATCTGATTTATTTTTTCGGCCTCAGTGGTAAAATCCACCGCCGCCTTAACCGCAAGTCCTGCCGCCGCAACGACACCTAAAATTTCACCGGCCGTCGTTAATGTTTCAACGAGACTTTTTAGATTCTCGCCAGAGCCAAATTTATCCATTAGCCCTAAAGATTCTTTAAGCTTCGAAACAAACTCAGAATTGTCGAGGTCTAATACGACCTTGGTAATGTCGTCAGCCATACGTTTCTAGCCTCTTCTTTACGGCCAATTGTTGCATCATCACTTGGGTTGCTTGCTCCCAAGGTACATGCCAGCTTTTTTCATCGTCATTGTATTTTGGTCGGTCTTGGATTTCTTCGGGTGGCGAATAAAGATCACGCATTTGAAGAAAATAGTCTCTGAGCTTTGAGAAGTACTCTTCGTTACCCCTTGAGACCATAACGACCCTTTGCATATCCAACATGTAATCGGCCCGCTCCCTAAGACGTCGTTCCCTAGACGCCCTAAGAATTGAAAACACCTGCATGGCAGGCATTTTCAAAGTTTGTTGGGGCGTCCAACCGAATGTTGCGCAGCACTCTTCAATGAGGACGCTTGCGCGTATTCGTATATTGGAATCTTCAGTCGTTTTTTTTTTCCGTCACCCTTGTCCACTTGGCCCGTAATGGCATCGATAACAAGCTGATAAAGAGCTGCGACTTGCGCTTGGCTCATGGATAAAACGTCATCTAATGAAATCGTGTCGCAAACGGCAGAGATTACTCGGTGATACTTTTCGGCTAAAATCTTAGCCGGCAAAGACCCGTCCTCTTCGCTTGTTTGCATAAGGTCCGATTGAGCGTTGGCGAATTTTAAATATTCCTCAAGCTCAATTGGTTTAATGAGATGAATTTTGCCCTTAAACCGAAACGGAATTGGCTCCGCAATGATTGCGTCCAAGTCCGCCACCGGCTTCACATCTGGCTTAATTTCTTTTGCCTTTTTAGGCCAAAATTTACCGATCAAAGGCTATGATCCCCTGCTCTAAACATACGAGCCGGTGTTACTGAAGTATCAAGCAAGATTCTCCAAGTAACTTTCAAAACAGCCTGCTCGGTTGGACCAAACACATAAGTCGAATCTTCTAAAGGCAACGCTTTAAAGAAATACCACTCGTTGTCGTGAGCGCTTGATGCATCAACCAACGGATGAAGCAAAAGAGTTTGCGCCAAAGACAATTGGCGAAGAGCCGTTTGATCTTTAAAGTCGATGTATTGGTGAGGGCTTGTGCCACCAAGAAGTGCCGACGGAAAGATGGCTGAAAACTTTGATTTATCTCTTGTTTCAGCAATCTCGGTTTCGACGGTTACGTCCATACCGCTAATTGCCATATCAAGGATTGTTTTTCCGTACTGATCGGCCATCAGAGGCGTTTTCTCGTATTTGAATTTGATCGTGACGTTTTTTAAAGTCGCGCCCAAATCAACGCTGTTAAAAAGAACCTGACATGGTCCGATATCTAAATTCGATGTGGTCACTACTGGACTTGTTCCACCCGTTGGCATTTTCCCCCCTAGCTCGTAGGATTTTCGAAATGTTTAACTTCTAATTCAAGGGCGACCTCTTTTCGAAAGTTCGCCACGTTTTCTTGTTTCCTCGATTTTGTGTAGATCTCAGAAAACCGAAACCTCACCACCCGGACATATAGTTTCACATTTACTGTCGTGTCGTTAATAGTGCATTGATGTAACAATCTAAATAACGCAGCTTGATATCGATCACATAAGATCGTGAGCGATTCTTCGCCGCTCGCCTCGACCACGGCCGAGCAATAAAGTTTCATCGTGGCGTTTACGAAGTTCGCGCCGGTGCGATCCTCTGGGATTTCTCCAGAGTCAACGACCAAGAAAATTGCCGGCAATTGATATGTGTGCGCGCCATCAAATATGAAATAAGACTTTGGCGGAATGAGATTTAGTTTTACGTCCGCGCGATCAGACCGTACAAGCGCAAGCTCACTTGCGATGTTGGTCTTGATCTGATTTAGCACCAGGTCTCTGGTGATTTCTGACAGCTGCGGAGTCACTTAATTCCCACCCAAATAAGCCCTAAGTTGGGCTTTTAAATCCTCAATCGTTTGATCGCTTAGTCTTGTGAAATTTCTCGTCTCGTCCACGTACTTCGCGTAAGAGACTTTTGTTCCCATCTCGAGGCACTTGCCGCTTACAATTTTGTAGTGATCGGTTTTGTTGTCGCCCGTGATCGAGTCCACCAATTTCCCGGTAGCGATCAGCATCTTTGTTCCGGCTCCGGGATAATCCCGAAACTGACTCAACTTCCTTAATCGATACTTTGGATTTAGCGGTTTCCATTGTTCCCCTTCACTTGCCCCTTCAGTCATCCAACGTTGTCTTTGGTGTTGAATGATTTGAGGGTATGCAACCCTGTTTAGCCACCCATCAACGAGGTTAGCTCTTGAAAGCATCCCGTTGAGTTTATTTGTTATCCCATCAAGCGAAATATCAAGCTTGATATTGTCACTCATCGCTTAGGCGCCACGTCTCTCACGCGCCCGCGCACGACACCCGATCTCGGAGCCAATGCCTGACCCTGACGATTTTTATAAAAATCGTCTCTCAGTCTAAAAGCCAGATCCATTTTTTGTTTTGCGATGTCGGCATACGCCTTAACCGGATCGAATCGTTTTTGATCTGGAGCATCGTAAAGCTGATAAGTTTCGGCCAAATTCATGGCGAAGCGAAGCGACAACTTTTGAAATGCCTGTGATGCTGCGTATTCCTTCGACGCTGGTCTTAATCCTTCAGGCACACTCGTAAACGAGTCAACGTAGCCAGACCATTCGGCAGCCGATGTTACAAATTGTGTCAGCTCAGCGTCGGTAAACCATTGAACATAATACGTTGCCGTGATCGTTTGCCCATTAGTCGGTGCCGCTGAAAGAGTAAACCCACCGCTTACAAGATCGTCCGCAGTTACGGTTTGTAAAGCGTCGTCAACAAACACGCCGGTCGCATCGGTTGGAGCAACCGTAAAATCGGTGACTCGTCGAAACTCAAACGTTTTAAACTTCGTATTGGTTCCATCAAGTTGACCCAATACTTGTTTTCGCCACATAAGTTTGTCGGTCGGACCGTCACTTAAGAGCATTCGAATGTCTGAAACGGCTGTATCCCAAGACAAGGCTTAACTCTCCAAAATTTCGCGCGCTTCTTGTTCTCCAAAGCCTAGGGCAATGTAGGTGTAACGAAGCTTTTGTTCGCGCATAAATTCTTTTTTCTTTTTACAAGTCTCAACTTCTAAGTCTGAGCGAGGAAAATCGATAAACAGGGGGGCGATGGTTCCTTCGCTCAATTTTGCATGTGGGTAATAAAGATCCACATAATGCATTTTCCAATCAACAAACGCTTTTACTGCGCCGGGAATTGGATGATTTCTTTGATAGAAATTGCTTTCGGCTAAAATGTCCGAAAGCTTTGTAAACACGGATTTTCTCAAAATTGACTGCGAGGCTTTTTTTTCAGCCTGCTCTTTTGCAGTCACCATCCGATCGGTGCCGGCCTGTTTAATTACCGCTGCTTTTGCCATGAAACGTTTCTCCCTTTTACTTTCACGTCGTTACTGGACAAGCCAATAACCAGGTCAAAGAGGCCGAGGGAAAATGAAAACCCTCGGCCACGAATTGGGCTATTAGACGCTTCCGTCGTTACCGCGCCATGCGAAGCGTGGATCGATAACGTCAGCATTCATACGAGTGCTTGCTTTGAAGCGATGTACATCGCGCTCGAAGTTTGCACCAGAGTTTGGAGCCTCTGTTTGAACGCTAACTGGAGTGCGCATAGCAACCTGGAACCAAGGCTTAGAATCATCAACGATGAACCAAGCTTTGCTAAGGCCGCCAACAACACCTGAGTTATCAG